CTCAAGTCTAATGTTTTAAGACCTTTTAAAAAGAATTTCAATCTTGCATCAGGTACTCTTGAAAAATTCATGGTACCGCTAGGTTGATATTCTTCTGGTTTTAAGGCAAAACTATAAACATAAATAGGTTTTTCTGGTACACTTGTATGATGTTGGAGTGGTTGTGTGTATCTAAAATAACTTGATCTTCTAGGGTTTATTCTTTTATGACCACTTATAATTATTTCATTTTGAGGTTGATTACTGAAAAATCCATTATCATTTCCATCCCATTTAGTCCCATTAGTCCCAAGAGGACAATCTGCTGTTATTAAATTATACTGTTGATTAATCCCATAATTAAACCATGAGTTCTTAAAATGACCTTGTGAAGCACAATTTTGACGGTCTTGAAAAGCCCATACCAATTCTTTTACTGTAAAACTTAATTCGTTCAATAAAAACTGCCTAGTTTTAGGAACAGTTGTTATTTTTTCATAAATACCTGTTCTAAATTGTAATTGTTCTATTAAATATTCATGAGTATTGTCTGTAAATCTTCTTCTTTCTTCAGTATCTAAATAAATGTAATCCACCCAAAGATTAGTTTCAGTAAGACTTAATTTAGGTGTTTTATAAATCAATTTATTTTGTGAAAGATTAGGTGTTATTCTGTCTCCAGGTTCAAAGTCATTCCATGGAGGATATACTGTTAAATTCCATGTTTCACTGTTAGTTATATTATAATCTTCATAAAACCAAAAACGATTATCGAAGTCCAATGGATGTACGTCAATAGTATAATAAATAAGAGGATAGTATTTAACAGTATCAATAACTACGTTTTCTACTACTGCATTTTGAATAAAAGTATTATTAAATCCATTATACCAATTCTGTTCTTCTATTCTTTCACCAGTAGTATAGTAAGATTCTTCAGAAACTCCCAAAGAAGTACCTGTAAAATCATCAATCATAAATTCTTCTTCTAAATTTGAAGTTCTATTTTCACCTATCATTCTATAATATAAAGTTTCTAAGAAAACTACATGTGAAGGTTGTGTTGTTTCTTTTAATGGGTAATCAAAACGGGGATTACCTGAAACACCTAATCTTATAATAGCTCCAGGTCTTAAATGTGGTATACCTGGGTCTTGTACAGCAAATTCTAATTTTCTTTGCCAAAAATTACCTCTTGGAGTGTCAGTACTATTAAACCATTGATAAGTAGGATCTTGAGGGTAAATAAATGGATATTGATTTCTTTCTGTATTAGATAAATCACTTGTAGTATAAGTACCAGGAAGAGATATAACATCATAATCTTCTCCTTGTCCAAGCTGTAATACCCATGTATATCTTTTTGAGAATGTCATCATTTGTTTATAATTCCAATAATACCTTCCTACTATATAATGTCCAGAATTTGTCTGAGAACCTCCTTGTGGAACATAAAGTTTTCCTACACATGAAGATTGTAAAATAGTAGGAGCAGCTGTGTGTTCTACACCATTAACAATAGTTAAATCTGTTATCTGACCTGTAGCATCAGCCGTAATAGAAATAGTTGTAATTTCAGTACCACTTGCATTGGAAAGTAAAAATTGATCACCAGTTTTGTATCCTTTACCTTTTAAATTATTGTTCAAGAAAATATTGTTTTTAGTGAAAGTATGAGGGTACGTCAATGGATCTCCATTAGTTTTCCTAAGTATAGCTAAAAATAATTGTCTATCTGTGTCTATAGTAGCTTTTGTACCGGTATAATTATCATCCCTAGGTGAAAATTCTAATGTTTTATAACCAACTGTTTGATCTACGCCTACGGTTTTAGCAGTACCTGCTAAATTAGTATAACCATTACTCGTTACGATATTTTCATCTCCAGCAGTTGTACTTATTATTTTCCACAAACCACTATCTCCATATTTGTCACTTTCATTTTCTACTATCCTGTAAACAGTAGTTCCTGTTACAATAGAAGTATTAAAATTTGTCGCAAGTGTTATTTTACCATTAGTTTGATCGTAATCTGTAATATTTTTTCTTTCATTTCCTATTATTATGTCGAAATTATTGTAAAAATCTATTTGAGTAGTATAAGTTTGTAAAGTAATTGTTTTGTTAGTTGTATCAACTGCTTGTACAATTCCTCTATAATGAGGTACTCCAATTATTTTATAAGTATCTGTACCTACTGTAGGATTATTAGGTAAAACTTGTTCTATAGTAGCTTTTTTAGTAGCTCCATCGTAATCTAGTATAAAACGATTATAATAATTACTACCGACTTTAACTTCAAGATTATAACCATTATAAAAATCATTTGTACTTGAAGCTATTGTGTCTAATGTTATTGTTAATCCTGGTAAATCAAAACCTCTAACAGTTCCGGATATTTCTACTTCTGGATTTTTTCTATCAGAAAGAAGAATAGGGTAATTATGCCTAGCATTTGAAAAATTACCCCAATTTTTAAAATAAGTACTGTTGTAATAATCTGCAGTCATAAAAACTTTAATATTATTTCCATTCTTTGTTATTTTAACTAATGGGTATTCTGCAAATGGATTATCGTGTCCTGAACTTTCATTAGCTAGGTCAGAATTGTAAATAACATCACTCAATAAATATTTACTAAATTGACTGTCTTCGTGACATTCCCTAGTTTCTTCATAAATCTGATTAAAATTATCGTCTTTATGGTAGAATCTTACATATTCTCCACTGTATGGTAGCGTAGTTTTTTCAGGTATAAATCTAATATTGTCACCATCTTTAACTTTTCCATCTAATCTTTCTTCACCAATAGAACCTCCTGTAGCATTTGGATTACCATAAACATTGATTTGAGGATTCACACTATAATTCAATCCTCTGTATACAACTTTAACTGTATTGATTCCTCCATTATCATTTAATTCAGAAACTACTACATGGGCTCCTGAACCGGTTACGTCATTCATTTGTATTATTGGTATAATATAACCACTTCCAAATGCTGTAGCATATACTGACACTATAGTTCCTCCAACCTGATTCATTGTCAGAGTAGCATTAGTTCCGTAACCATTACCATTAACTGTAACAGTTGTTGCGTTACTGTATCCTGTACCTCCACTTATTAATTCTATTTCTTGTATACCATTGTTTTCATCTAAACGACTAACCACTGCTTTAGCACCTGTTCCAGTACCATTGAAAGTTATAGTAGGCATCACATAATTTTCTCCTTTGTTTAGAAAAGATACTCCTCCTATTCCAAATTTATCAGTTGTTGTTTCTACTGCGAAATTATATTTAGTAGCATCATTGTGTTCTACTACGGTACCGTTAAATGCTATCCATTTTATACCTGTGATATTATTAGCGTTGGTATAACCTTGTCCTCCTTCAACTATTGTAATATGTTGAATAGCTCCAGTGGAATCTATTTTAGCAGTAACTTTAGAAGTTTTTGTAACTGCTGCATTGTACGTCACTTCTCCGTAAAGAATTGGTAAAATAGTAGTGTTAATATTAGCAGGATTATTAGGAGTTACGGTTGTTACTATACCGTTAGCTGCTGTTATCTTTTGAATAGAAATTTGAAAATTAGAATTTTGAACTCTTCCTGAACGACGAAAACTTTCAAGTTCTGCATCAGTTGAAGCTTCATAAGCTTGTATAATATTGTATGTATCATAAACTGAAGAACTACTAATTAAAGGAGAAACAGGTTTTGGGTTCTTTATTCTTTGAGACCATGAAAATTGGTCTTTAGTGTCAGCGTTGTACTGTAAAAGTTTCTTCTTAGCTACTGCGATAACTAATTCTTCCAATTTTTTAAGTTTAAAATTAAGTTTAATTTCACTATATGTTAGAGCTATTAGAGGTAAAGCCAACCCAGGATTTTCATTAAACCAAAACCTAAGAGGAACATAAATAGTTTTCGATTCCTTTCCGTTATACGGTAATTCGCTTTTCTGACTAGTTCCTATAATTTTTTCAAGGGATTTTTTCATATTCTTTTTTTGTGAAAGTTCACCCCATATATCTAACCAAACACCGTAATGTGTATCTATTACAGAATCTCCTATTTGAAGTTCTATTTTTTCAAGAAGAGCATTTCCTACATTCTCAGTCCAAGCTGCTGAAGTATATGAAATAGTATCTTCTACTGGCCAGTTATCTAAATCAGTAGTTCCAAAAGCCCATGTGTCAGCTGATTGTACTATTGGTGTTATTACTTTACTCCAAATCCAATAATCAAATGAAGGGTCAAAGAAATAATCTGTGTCTGAAGCATTTGTTTTAGTATAAGGATCCTGTGGATCACCTGAAAAAAAATCAGTTGTTTCTAATATAGGTAATTTACAAACGAAGTATATTTTATTGATAAGATCTCCTGATCTCTTAAGAGTACAACTTGTTTTGCTTCCAAAATCTATTGCATTATCAAAAACTTGTTCGATAGATTCCATAGAAAATGACGTGTGTCTTCTATAAACTGTTTTCCAAAATGTAATTGAAGGTGTCCCTGTTAAATAAAGATCATGTTGACCTTTTGCTGTTAATTCAATCAAGGCTCCTCTTGGCATTCTACAATATAGCAATATTTTTTTAAACGTTTTAAACCTTTTAAGTTTTAAAAAGTGTGAAAAGTTTATATATTACAATTTCTTCATTATTTATTAATAACTAACATTTTCTTTGAAACAATATTACACTTAAGTACAAAGCCATAAAATTAATACCGAATAATCCTGCACTAGCCATAGCATCATTAACACCTATTGTTACTTGTTTGTCACTTTTATTTTCTTTTCCTAAAGAATATCCTATAGCAACTAAAGGAGGAAGCAAAGCAGTAGCAATACCTATACCTACCATAGTTATTTTATCTCCCCAATTGAATAGAATACCAGCTGCACCAGCTATAACAGCACTAGCTACCAATAACTCAGGATTTTCAACTAAAGTTTTACCTCTACCTTCAACAACATCTGTACCACCTGGTTGTTTAAACATGTAACCACATATAAATCCTACTATAATTGGTGCTAAAAACATAGCTAATAATTTATATTCCATTAACTGTCCTTTAGAACGGATTCTTTCTTTCCTTTTAAATCCTTCTTTTCCAAATTTCATAATAAGACCACCAATTGGTGATATAAGCATACTACCTATAACAGTTGTTTCACTATTTGTAACAAAACCTGTACCACATATAATTGAACCTATTAATAATTGTACATAATATTGTAAAGAACCTGAACTATTTAATTTACAAATATCCATATACTAAAAACAAATATTTTATTTATGCTTAATTAGCAAAAGCTAAACCTCCCATACCACTAGTAACTCTTAGTACATTATAATTCCTAGCGAATACATGAAGAGTCAATCCAACTTCAAGACTATTATTACCAGCCATACCTCCGTCTTTCCCTGTAGGTGCACTTGGTGGACCTATAATACTGTAAACCATTTCTGAAGAATCAATTCTTGAAAAATTAAGAGTTCCGCTTGGTTGATGTTCTTCTGGTTTAATACTGAAACTGTAGTTATAAACATGACCATCAGGGACTTTAGTATGATGTTGATAAGGTTGTACAAGTCTATAATAACTAGAAGGACGGGGAGCTAACCGATCATGACCATTAAGTATAAATTTAGTAGTATAAGTATTAGCTAACCAATCACTACTTCTACCATTTGCAACAGTTCCTCTTGTTCCTTCTGGAGCATCCGCACTATATAATGTAGGAGCTATGTAAGTATCTGTTGATGCGTCTCCACTAGGAGTAGCGGAGTAAGTATTATAACCAAAATTAAACCAACCATTTTTTTCACCTATTCCTTTGACAGCTCTATAATTTTCATCTCTGACTACCCAAATAAGTTCTTTTACAGGGTGATTGTAACCTAAGTTGTAAGTATGATTTGATACATCATTTACAAAAGGGATTTCTTCAGTTGCTGTAAATTGTAATTGGTCGATTAAGTATTCATGATTTTTTTGAGCGAATCTTCTTCTTTCGTCTGTATCAAGATATACATAATCAACCCATAATTGACAATTAGAAAGTTTTGCTTCTCTTTCGTCTCCAGGAACTATATTAACATAGGTTGAAGGATTTATTTTATTTTTCGCATTTTGATGTTGAATTCTTATACCTTGAGCATTGCCTATACTAGTTGTATTCCCTTTGTTGTAAACAACAATAGCAAGACTATCAAAGTCTCTTAATTTAAGACTGATATTAACATCATGATACTGTAAAGCAATTAGAGGTATAGCTAATCCTGGATTACGATTAAACCAGAATTGAAGTGGTATGTGTAAAGTTCTTTTTTCTACAGCATTAAAAGGTAAATCTTCTCTTTTTGCTTCTCCTATCATTTTATCGTAACCGTATTCTTTTTCTGCGGTTTGTGTAAGGTCATTCCATATTTCTAACCATAACCCATAATGTTTATCAATTTCTTGACCTCCTATACTAACTGTTACTTCATCTATTAGTGCATGACCAACATGTTCAGTCCAAGCTGCTGAATAATCAGGTTGATTATTTGTACCAGAACGACTTTGCATACCAGCTGTAAGATTTGTGTAATTAAAAGTTAATCTTACAGTACCACTTGTAGTACCTGCTGCTGAACCTGAAACTTGTACAGCCAATGCTGGTAAATCCGCAACAAGGTACATTTTACCAATAAGATCTCCTTTACGGGCAATATTGCATTCAACTTTACTTCCGAAATCTGCTACACCAGAGAATGTTTGTTCGATAGATTCCATAGAAAAATTAGTACATCTTCTGTATACTATTTTCCAGAATGTTATTTGAGGATTACCTGTTAAATAAACATCTTGAGCTCCATAAGCGATTAATTGTATTAGACCACCACCCATACTTTACTTAAAAGAATGAAAAAAAAACCATTTTTTTTAACGTATTAATTAGCAAAAGCTAAACCTCCCATTCCTCCAGTTACTCTGAAAATATTATAATTTGTAAGGAACACTAATAGCTTTAAAGTTCTTGTTATTCCTGTATTTTTACTGAGATACATTTGTAACTGAGCTTCATCTAATTTTGAAAAATTACAAGTTCCACTTGGTTGATGTTCTTCTGGGTTAAGAGAGAAACTATAAACATAAATTTGATTATCTGGAATATGAGTGTGATGTTGTAAAGGTTGTGTATAACGAAAGTATTCAGCCCCTCTAGGTGCTATTCTATTCTGACCATTAATTTGTATTCCGTTTTTGTCTTCTCTACTAATCCATTCATGTTCTTTACCATCAGTATTTGTTCCACATGTACCCAAAGGCATATCAGCACTACTTATACCATTAATGGTAATACTATTTGCATTGTCTCCTAAAAATCTTACTATGTCATCTTTATTGTGTCCAAAGTTGAACCAAGCATTTTTTGACATGTCGTAAATACCATTAGACTTCTGAGGACATTTTGCAATAGGGTCTTGTAGACACCAAATTATTTCTTTTACTGGGTGATTATACCTTAATTTCAAAAAATTACCAATTTCATTAGCGTTTTCTAATTGTAAAGTATCTTCCATTCCTTTATACTGAAGTTGCTCGATGAGATATTCATGTTCATTCATAGCAAAGTTTCTTCTTTCTGGGGTATCAAGATATATATAATCAACCCATAATTTAAGGTCTTGCATTTTAGGAGTAAAATTTCCTACAATACTAGGTCGATGGTTATCTTTGAATTGAGCCCTTAACCCTTGTACATAATTAAGATCTACCCTATTAGAAATTTTATTACCTGTATCTGAACGGTTAATAACTACTATAGGTAAAGCAGTAAATTCTCTAAATTTAACATTAATCTTTATTTCATGATATTGTAAAGCAACTAAAGGTAATGCTAACCCAGGATTACGATTAAACCAAAAGTTAAGAGGTATTTGTAATTTTCTTTTTGTTACAGCTCCATAAGGAAGGTCTTTTCTATTTCTATAACCAATCATATTATCATATCCCTTCTTTTTACTTTCAGGAACCGTAAGTTCATTCCATATTTCCATCCAAAGTCCATAATGTCTATCAATAAGTTGCCCCCCTATTAAAATACTTACTTCGTCAATAAGTGCATGACCAACATGTTCAGTCCAAGCAGCTGTAAAATAAGTTTTACCATTACCATCATTAATCTGAGCTAATCCATCAGCTAACTTAGCGTGGTTAAATGTTAATACAACAGAGTCATTAGTACTTGTATTACCATTAAGAGTAAGAGCTGGTAATGTTAAAGTAAGATACATTTTATTTATCAAATCACCGTCCCTAGTAAGAACAAAATTAGTTTCATTACCATATTCTGGAGTTATTCTATAATCTTGAACAATTGATTCAATAGCAAAATTAGTACACCTTCTGTATACTGATTTCCAAAAAGTTATTTCTGGTTTACTTGTTAAGTATATATCTTGCTTTCCGTAAGCAACTAATTGCATCATACCACCACCCATTTAGTAATAGTCAACAAAAAAAATAAAAATCTTCTGCGAGAAATATTATTTCCTATAGAAAATTTTTAATTATTAAATTAATTGGAATATGCTAAACCTCCCATACCACTCATAACTCTGAGTACATTATAATTAGTTGCAAACATCATTAAATTAAGAGTTGGTGCATAACTTTCATTGTTAGGACTTAAACCTTTTTCAGCATCTGCAGGTAAAACCATAGGTTGTAATGAATATTGTAATTGAGCATTATCAATTCTTGAAAAATTACATGTACCACTTGGTTGATGTTCTTCTGGTCGAAGACTAAAACTGTAATTATAAATTTGACTTTCAGGAACTCTTGAATGATGCTGATAAGGTTGTACACAACTAAAATAACTATTTGGTCTTGGTGCAAAACGATCATGTCCATTAAGTTGAATTTTGTTAGTATAACTACTAGATAAGAAATCATGAACTCTTCCATCTTTAGGTGTTCCGCATGTTCCTAAAGGCATGTCAGCTCCATCAACACAATCCAAAATAAAAGGATTAGCTGCTAAATTATTGTTTCCTGTCACATTAGCAGTTGCGGAATCTGTAAGATAACCAGGGTAAACTAAATTATGGTCATTCCAACCAAAATTAAACCATGCATTTTTAGTAATATTTGCTACAGTAGGACAACATCTATTCTTGTCTTGATAAATCCAAACTAATTCTTT